CAAGGCTCAGCAGTTAGCCGGGCTCAGCGTAACGGGTGCTCCATCTCCTGCGGCTCCAGCATCGTCAGGTGCGAGTCTGAGGGCAGATCTCGAGGCCGCAGTTGCGAAGCACAGCGGAAGACAGTAGTTCGGGAAGCCAGAAGCTCATCCTGATCAGTGATAAAACGAAGCCTTGATGGTCCATCGTTGAAGTGAAATAGGCTTCCCCCACAACCTGATCAGGAGAAAGTCATGGCGTTCCCAAACGTATCGGACATCGTGGCAACCACGATCGAGTCCCGGACCAAGAAAATCCAGGACAATGTCCTCAACAACAACGCAGGCCTCGCGTACATCAAGGACAAAGGCAACGTCAAGACCGTCTCCGGCGGTTCCGTCATCCTGGAAGAGCTCAGCTTCGCCGAGAATGGCAACGCGGGCTGGTATTCCGGCTACGATCTGCTCCCAGTCGCGGCGCAGGACGTCCTGTCCGCAGCGCAATTCAGCCTGAAGCAGGCTGCGGTGCCGGTGGTAATCTCCGGCCTGGAAGAACTGCAGAACGCAGGGCGCGAGCAGATGATCGACCTGATGGACTCGCGCCTGACCGTCGCCGAATCGACGATGGCCAACCTGATCTCCCGTGGCTTCTACAGCGACGGCACAGGCTCCGGCGGCAAGGAAATCTCTGGCCTCGACGCGGCAGTTCCGCTGGCTGCGGCCACCGGGCGGCTGAACGTCGGCACTTACGGCGCAATCGATCGCGCCGTGTGGGGTTTCTGGCAGCCGTACACTTCGCGCCCAGCCGGAGCGATTACCGCTGCCACCGTTCAGGGCGAGTTCAACAACGTCTGGGCTCAACTGGTGCGCGGGCGCGACCGGCCCGATGTCATCATCGTGGACAACTACATGTGGGGCGTCTACCTCGCCTCGTTGCAGCTCCTGCAACGGTTCACGGATACGGCCAAGGCGCGTCTGGGCTTCCCCACCGTCCAGTACATGGACGCGGACGTGGTGCTTGACGGCGGGCTGTACTTCCCGTCGAGCTCCTACGGCCCGGGAGCGCCGACCAAGACGGCGTTCTTCCTCAACACGAAGTTCCTCAAGTGGAGGCCGCACGCCAAGCGCGACATGGTTCCGCTGTCCCCGAATCGCCGGTTCGCGATGAACCAAGACGCGGAAGTCGCGATCTTGGCGTGGGCCGGAGCCATGACCTGTAACGGACAAGCCTTCCAAGGCCGTCTGCTCAGCGTCTAAGCCGCGCGCAGCACATCCACTTCAAGACAAGGAGAGCCACATGCCGTACAAAATCGCATCACCAGTGATCGTGGCGCAAGCCGCGACCGAGTCGTCCACCACGCAGAAGGTCCCTCTCGGTACGATCGTACCGATTGTGGACAATGCCCTCGCCGTACCGCAGGCGGGCGCAGCGATCTACGTGAAGTCCTCGGACGCTATCCTTCGCGGTTCTCTCGTGATGTTCGATCTACAACTTGCCACGGCGGTCCTCGGGCCAGCCGCAGCGGGGGTCGGGCCTTGCGGAGTCGCGCTGGCTGCAATCCCAACCGGCTCCTTCGGGTGGCTGCAGATCGATGGAAACGCAGCGGTGAAGTGTCCGAACGCCGTCGCAGCGGGAGCGAACGTGTTTCCGTTGGCGGCAACTCCGGGAAGCGTGGACGATGCGGCGGTCGCGGGAGAACAAATCCTCGGCGCCAAGTTCTCCACGACCACTCCGGTGCCGGAGGCCAACTTCGCCTGGATGACCATCAACCGTCCGCACTACCAAGGTCAGATCACCTAACCCGGTGATCTAATGTCGGCCCTTACGGGAGTCTTAGGAGGCGGCCCGGACGCGGGAGTGTCCGGCCGCCTTTTTCTTAGCCCACGAACTCCAGTTTCCTACTGGAGAGGTATGGGCTTTGGTCCTAATGGAGTGCTGTGTTCGGCTCCCTCGGCTCCTGCTGGTATCATGGGCGGAAATCCAATGCACACCGTAGATGGGAGGGTTATGCACTCGCTGACCAACCCCATTGATCATTATGTTGTTGGGCTTCCTGTGGATGCTAACGGAGCGCTCTGTACGGAAAATGCAGATCCTGCAATCTTCAGCCAAAGCGTTGGAATCACGGCTGGAGGAAGAGTCGCTATCACTGAAATTGGGTTTGACCAAGAATTTATCGACCTAGGAGCTGGTATCGTTGATATAGCTCTAGGGGCTGGCGCATCTGGGGGTACCTTCGTGCGCGCGACCACGGCGACCACGGTGCTGCCGAATGGATTGATCGGTACGGTGGCTGCGAATCAACCACGCAGTTACTACGATCCGAGTACGTTCAGAACAAATCTGATACTGCGTTCGCAGGAACTTGACAATGTAGTGTGGGTAGGAGCCGGAGTTACTCCGAATACTCACATCGCTCCGGATGGCACACTGACTGCGGATACGCTTACAGATAACTCGGCTGTGGCTTATATAAACATAGGCCAAACTTTTGCTATACCGAATGATTCAGCTAATTACATCATATCTGGTTATATCAGAAAGACAATTGGGGTTGCAAATACAGTTGCGATCAACGTCGGCGTCTCTGGTGGGGTATCTGTTGCAATTAATGTCAGAATTAATACCAATAGCGGTGTGACTACTGGTTCGGGTGGCCCCGTAATAGAAAGTGTAGGTGACTATTGGCGATTTAATGCCTTTGTTCCAAATAACTCATCTGGAAACATACTGCTGGATGTGGCCATATATCCGGCAAGTGGAACTAATGTTGGGGATCAACCTGGAGTCGATGATGTTTCCGGGGTAGGATCAGCAGTTGTGTGGGGAATACAAATAGAACGTAGTGCCGCTGTCACTGGTTATATCGCCACCGGCGCGACACCTGCATCTGCTGGTGGTACATATCTGGGATATTTGTCCGAGACTGCTGGAACAAATGGCATATTGCGAAGTGAAGAATTTGATAACGCAATATGGACGAAATCTTTCGTTACAATATCCGCTAATCCTGTAATCTCTCCAGATGGATTTTTTACAGCAGATAAAATACAGGAAACAGCAGACAACAACAATCACATAGTTGCACAAAGTCTGGCAAAAGCCGCTGTTGCTATTGCCTATACATACTCTTGCTTTCTCAAAGCTGGAGAAAGATCGTGGGCGGTATTACAAGTTGATGATAATGTAAATGGTAATGCATTGTTCTTTGATTTGATAACAGGTGTAACTGGATCAAATTTTGTAGTTGGTGCCGGATTTACTGGAGTAACTAGTTCTATTAAGAAATATCCAAATGGTTGGTATCGCTGTGCAGTAACGTTTACTTCTTCGGCTGCTGCAACAATTCGTTTACTCATAACACCTGCAACTGGTGATTTAGCTTACTCTTATCTTGGTGTAGTTGGTTCTGGCATCTATTCTTGGGGTGTCCAACTTGAAAGTGGTAGTCTTGTCAGAAGTTACATTCAAACTGTAGCTGCATCAGGAGCACGCAATGGCGACGAACTCTCGTATATTACTCCGTTGCCACAGACAGAAATGACGCTGTTTGCTGAATTCTCCGATGTACATGATGTTATCTTAGCTTTCTCAGATGGAACTGTGGCGGAACGTCTCGGATTGTACAAAGTCAATGATGCGAGATTTTTTGTCGTTGATGGTGGTGCTGTGCAAGCAGATGTTGGTGTCGGAGCAGGTGTAGTCGGTACAAATAAGATGGCCGTAGCGTTTAAGCTTAACGACTTTGCAGGCAGCCTCAACGGTGCTGCGGTAGTAACTGATATTGTAGGCACAATACCAACTACTGACAGAATTACTGTGGGTTTTCAATACAACGGTCCACCAACTAATCAACCAAATGGCACCATCCGCCGTGTGAAATATTACAGTTCGCGTCTGTCGAACGCGATGCTTCAAAGTCTTACTGCGTGACCCTAAGTTGGCTGGGGATTCAGTCAACAACCGAGTTTGACTAAGGTCAGGAGACACGATATGCAAATCGGACAGCTTGAGTATGACCACCAAGATTTTGAGAAGCCACGCGCTGGCGACGAAAAGCTCGCGATCCGCTTCTTCAAGAAGGCCAAGCAGGATGGCGAGGCCACCCAGAAGGAAGGCCGCCCCATCTTCATCGAGGTGGAGTACATCCAGATCATGGTGCCCGGGGATCGCACGAGCACTATCATCCGCCCAGTGGTGATCGGCGATACGCACCGCTTCGGCAAGCAGTACGAGCACTGGAAGAAGACGCAGCAGGAAGAGCAGCTCCTTGGCACCCCGCTGGAGGCGTGGGGCATCATGAACCTCGCCCAAATCGAGGAATACCGCTACTTCGGCGTTCGCACCATCGACCAGATGGCGGAGTTGCGGGATGACATCTGCGGCAAGATCATGGGCGCACAGCCCCTGAAGCAGAAGGCCATCCAGTTCCTCGCGCTGGCGAAGGACGAGGCTCCAATGAAGCGCGTTCAGTCGGAACTTGACAAGCGCGACACGGAAATCTCGGCGCTGAGGAACGCGCTCGAGGAGCAGGGCAAGGCGCTCCAAGCTCTGCAAGCCAAGATGAAGGACTAAGGAGGACAGGATGCCCATAACCATCACAGATTTGACGTATGGCGCTGCCATCAGCCGAATCTGCGCGATGGTTGGGCATCCTGAGCCAACTGATCCTGCTGGATCAACTGATCCTGCTGTGCAGCAAATGGGGCAAGCGATCAACTTCGCCTTAGAGGAACTGCTCACGATGTACGAGTGGCAGGATCTCACGGTAAAGACTACTCTCGCCATTGTAGCTGATGGCGCGGGGCAGGCTGAAAAAGGATTTGATCTTCCAGACGATTTCTATCGCTTTATTGATGAGACTCAATGGGGCCAGCAATCTGGGCTTCCCGCTGGTGGCCCAGTCAGCAATCAAGCTTGGATGGCATACACCGTTCAAGGCTTCACTCCGCTGCTCACTCTCTTCTGGCAAATGCGCGGAGATCAACTCTGGGTACTGAACCCTCCGTTCCCGGTGGCAGCGAACTTCGATTACATGTATCTCTCCAAAGCGCAAGTCATCGATGGAGATGATCCCACCACAATTAAGAACGTCGCAGATAAAAACGGCGATACGTTCAAACTGGACAGTTTCTTGGTGATGTTGCTTGGCCGAGCTCGCTACCTAGAGTGGAAGGGCTTTGACGCGAGCGCAGCCGTACGCGATTTCATCGCTATGTTCAATTCCAGAGCAGGGGCAGACAAAGGTGCACGGACATTGAGTCTGGTGCGCCGCACAAATCCGCTGCTCATCAATCCGCTGTCTTCGCTGCCAAATACGGGATTTGGATCCTGATGGGCCTCGTAATCGCCAAACCGACTTACAAAGCTCCGCGCATGGCAGCGCAGGCGGTGAACCATAAGTTCGCGCTTGTTCCTGCGCCAGTTCTGGGGCTTGATACGTCGCGTCCATTTACGGATCAGGACCCTAAATCTGCCATGGTGCTGCAGAATTTCATTGCTCGGCGTAATGGCAGCGAAGTTCGCGGCGGATACAGAAGGTACAAGACAAATCTTGGGGGCATTGGAACGGAATCGCCTGTAGCTTCGCTCATGGCCTATCTCCCGCCGCGTGGAGCTGGAAGCCTGACGCTAGCCAAGCTCTTTGCGGCTTGCGAGAATGGGAACATCTACGACGCTACTGATCAAACTGCCGAAGCAGTTGTGCCTGCTGTCATGCAGGCTGTTCCGGGGCAAACGGAGCCTGGAGAATTCAGTTGGATTAACTTTGCCACTGCGAATACGAACTATCTCTGCGCCGTGTCCGCAGGGGGCGGCTACTGGACTTACGATGCTACAGGCGGCTGGATTGATCGCACGCTTGCGATTATCGGCGCTGTTGGCTCGGGCATCAATTTTGACTTCATCATGGCATGGAAAGAACGGCTTTGGTTTATCAAGGAGAATTCCACGCAGGCGTGGTATCTTCCCGTTGGAGCCATAGTTGGCACGCCAGTGATGTTCGATTTCGGCCCGCTGTTGACACACGGCGGAGAACTTCGCGCAATGGCTTCGTGGACTGGCGAGGACGGCGCTGGCCTCGACGACCGTCTTGTCATTGTTGGTGCTGGTGGAGATGTTCTGGTCTACGGTGGCACTGATCCTTCTGCTGCTGCGACCTTTGGGCTCATTGGACGTTGGTTTATTGGACCTCCGCCTGCTGGGAGGAAGTTCATGGGCAAATATGGTGGCGATCTTGGAATTCTCTGTGAGACTGGCGTGGAATACATGTCCAGACTTGTTGAGGCGCATGGGTTATCCGAACCAGAGGCCCCTGCTGATGATTCCATTTCACGCCGCTACAATGAAGTTATCGGCGCCGATATTCGTGGTACGCGCGGGCAATCTGGATGGGCGGCTGTTCATGTTCCTGGGAAAGAATCAGTCATTGTTGTAACCCCATACGATGCAAAGATCACTGGACGTCAATATTGTTTCTCCACGATTCCCGCTGCGTGGAGTATTTTCAAGGCTTTGCCAATTTCCTGTGCTGAAGTCTTTAACGGAGACTTGTATTTCGGCACGCCATATGGTACAATCGGCAAAGCATTCGCAGCGGACACAGACGATGAGTTGACAGATGGCACAGTTGGAGTAGACGTTCGATGCGATCTTCAGACGGCGTTTGTTGCGCCAAATGATGATCGCATGTCGCTGAAGCGTCCTCAACTGGTTATGCCGATGTTTACCGCGCCTGCTCCGCCCAGCATCAGTGTGAAGATAAATACTGAATGGTCGGACCAAGCTGCTCTCGGAGCGCTTGGATTTCCGCCCGATGCAGCCGCCGTTTGGGACGTCGCCGTTTGGGATGTCGCGGTGTGGGCGGGAGCGCTGAATACGTATCTTCGCTGGATTGGAGTATCCGGACTGGGATGTTATATGTCGCTCTGCCTTTCGCTCATTGGAAAGCGCGGCACAATCTTCACCAGTTGGAAGTTGGTGTATGAACCTGGAGGTATCGCATAATGGCGTTCAACGGCTCGCCCCAACTCATGCATCAAGCAGGACTTGCCCCATGGCTGCGACAAGCCACGGGTGGACTTATTCCGCCCCAACAGCCTGCTCCGACAGGAGCAGCGCCCGCTGCTCCGTGGTACGCAGAGGCTCTGGCGCAGCAACAAAGTCAGGCAATCTCACCTGAAATTGTACAGCAGATGCTGATGGCGCAGAAGTTGCGCCGTGCGCAGGAAGCTGCGATTCGTAACAAGCCAATAGAGCGAAGCAGCGGCTTGTTCGGGAAATTCGGCGTCGATCCGATTAGCCGCAAGGCTGGAATCGAGCCTGAGGAGCTCGGCCAAGGTGTGGGACAGACCGCCGTGGGGATGGGGCTATTCTGATGCTCGTAACTTCCCGCAACGACAACGCGAAGTGGGCGCTCTTCTCTTTTCTCAAAGAGCATGGGGTGGAGATTGTCCGCTCCGAGGACTTTCAAGCTTTAGGAAGAGTAAACAAAGAACTTGCTCTTCTTGGGGTGGTCGGGTATAATGGCTTCTGCGGGAACACATGCATGATGCACGTCGCGGGAGTTGGAAATTGGATTAATCGCGAGCTGTTGTACGCCGCTTTCTATTATCCGTTTCGCCAGTTGGGAGTCGCGCAAGTATTCGCTCCAGTTGCAGCGACCAACGCGCGAGCATTAAAGCTGGACAAGCATCTGGGCTTCGTTGAACACTCGCGATTTCCCGACGCTTGGGCCGATGGAGTAGATCTAGTTCTACTCACCATGCGGAAAACCGACTGCAAGTGGTTGACGATGGCGAAGAGGGCCCATGAACTCAAGGCTGCTTGAACTTATTCGCCGGGGAGTTCCCCCGGCGTTGCTGCATGATCAAATGGTCTTTCACGGTGGGAAGGGCAGCTCGCCC